GCTCCCAAAGCAGACGGAATAACCAGACTATCCTACACTCGGTAATTGGTGCCCCTTGACAGAATCGAACTGCCAATTGATGATTACAAATCAACTGTTATACCATTTAACTAAAAGGGCATGGCTGTACTCTGTTCAACTTCTACTGCACATTTATTAAGAAAATCTAAACCAGAACTATCGCGATATTGATTGCGATAGTAAACTTTGTTTATACCAGATCCATAGATCAATTTAGCACATTCAACGCAAGGAGCATGAGTGCAGAATAACACGGCACCATCACCTCCCTCATTAGACTTGGCAAGTTTAAGTATAGCATTTGCTTCAGCATGGATAACCTCATCTTTAGTTTTGGTTGTAACAGTATCATCTGATAATTGAACTACATTCTCACAAGCATTGTCCCATCCAGATGGTGTTCCATTGTAACCGATGGAGATAATTCTGTGATCCTTCACTACAACAGCACCAACCTTCAATCTTTTTGCACTGGATAACTGAGCAAACCTCTCAGCTGTATCCATATATGCATCAATCCACTTCTGTTTCATACTGCAGGTTTCTCCGCAAGACCACGCCATTTAATAACATTCTTAGGATCCCAAGTATCCCACTCTCCATCTTTAAACTTCAGAAAATGTGGGTAATCCCACGCTTTAGTGGAAACCTCGTACCATCCCTCTATCTGTGGTTTATGCTTGACTTTATTCCACTCACTACGTTTTGCATCTGCCCAGTTTTCTTCCAACTCTCGCATAATATATTCATCATGCGCATCAAACAAATTAGCAAACTCGATTATTTCGCCAGGGAGACTATGGAGAAAGTCTGGATCACTAACATCATACTCATAGTAATTATCGATGCCGTTATTATATTGCCCAGCAAAATTCATTCCTGACTCATGATATATTGCCTCCACATTCCAACCATTCTCTGTAAGATAATCATACAAAGTTATTGGTGGTGCCCATGCAGAATCAAAAGATATCCAAATCTCATTATCATCTCTACGTTCCCAATCGATAATAGAAGCATCCCATTTGGTTCCCCAGTTGCTTAGATTCCATTCATACCAGTTTTCTTCTTGGTCAGCTGGACGTGGACGTAAATGCTGGAAAGGACACGCAATCATTTTACCTTCTTCGTTCTCTTTGCCCATCTCCTCAGCCAAAGCAGAAACCTTCTCAACATCTTCATTATATAATGTAACGCTATTATCGCACCAGTTTGGCATTTTATTTCACTCCATATCTAAATGATGTAATCCTAGACAAATCAGCAGTTCTCATCTCAAACGAAAAGTGCACTGGCATAATATTGTTCTCATTCACCATAAGTGTCGGATTCATAAACTTTTCTTTGCCATTGTGCCACATATCCCGTGACGCACCTGCTGGAATATTCTCATACAAGTTTGTATCTCTGAAAACTATTGCCCTGTTAGTAACTAACAAATCTTCTCTATAGCCACGTACTTCTAGTTTGATTGGCGATCCATATTCAAATCTACGCAATCCAATCTGAGTCTTATAACAATCTCCACTAGAGTTAAAACAAACCATCGGTGTATTATCTACAACTTCCTCTTCCTGCACTTTAGACAGGGGAACAGATGCAATACCTGCCAGAATTGGATTCAACATAAGCAGGTTATGTACTACGCCACCAGCCATACGCTGTTTGGTGTCGGTTACCGTATCGCCACGATTGCCTGATGTTTGCAGTAGCGACTTAAAGTCCGATACCCATTTCTTATTCCAGCCGATTAAACCATTCACAACAACTGTCGTACTCTCACCACGATTCACATACTGCACACCTGTCTGCTTAAAGAACATGGAGGAGTTTCCATCCATAACATCCATAGCCACTCTGATGTTATTGTAGTTTCTTTGGCGATCAACAAGTTTCTGCCTATCCTCGTCACTAACCTCGTGGGTAGAATTCATGGCAACACGATTGTCTTTTACAACATCTACATCTGCCACAATTGTCACCACATTCTCTTTGTATGAAAGAACTTTATACGATTTGATCACTCCGCCGTTGTACTGGGTGATGCGTTCATCTGCTTTATTGTTACGCAGATAATGTTCGCTGTTAATCCAAGTACCAGTAACTTTCTCCAACGCAGCAATCTTAGCAGCACGCAGTGCGCTCTCATAAGTTGCACCGTAGCCATCAACTACAACTTCCTCAGCATTAGCAGCCATGGAAGTTGCAATCAAAGCAGCGAGTAGTAACTTTTTCATTTTACGTTCTCTTTGATGATTTCTTTGCTCGAGTTTACTACTGCATCCAAAGCATTAGCCACATTGGAAACACCAGCAGTAGCGATAATAAAACCAAGGACAAACCCGATAACGAAATTCATTACTGACCTCCCATTTGAGCACGAATCTGTTGAGCAGCAGTGATAGTCTTACGCGAGATACTGATCTCTACGCTAACCTGATTGGTTGCAGGATCAATGTTACGCTTGGACACATACGCACCACGCAGGATCGCATTGGCATTGTCAACGATTTGCTCGCGCACATTCGTTGCAACTTTGTTAGCACGATTACGATTCTCGTTTGAGTTCTGCTGCGATGCATTGCCAGTACCTTCCTCATCAGCAGACAAAGACCTTAGGCTGTTAGTTGAATCTTCCTTAACGATGTCTTTGAGGAACACGTCAGAAATATTGCTAACTGCTTTCTGGGACTTTACGTCATTGCTGAGGAACTCAACCAGATTACGCTTTGCGCGCATAGTCGCGATCGTGAACGCTTGCTCACGTGCATTGGCATGATTGAATTCAACGGGAGATGTACCACTGGTCTTGATACGAACCCATGAACCCTGCTCGTCAAACTCAAGGATCAATGTTCCATTCTTTTCGTGGAAAGTTACCTCTGCTGTCTTGATGTCAGGTTTGGCTTCAAGAGCAGACTCTTTGGGAAGAACCCGAACTGACTCTTGTTTGGTAGCACAGCCTGCCATCAGGGCAGATATTGCAACAGCTAGGATTATTTTGGTTTTCATAATATATTACCTTTCTCAAGTTTACATAATAATTATACGCTTTTTGCGAATTAAAGACAACACCTATTTTGCAAATAACCCTACCGCTAGTAGGGTTATTCTAGTGTCCTGGCTTAGGGTGTCTGACCAGCCTAGATGGTGCATTGGCTTCTTCATATTCTTTGGTGTATTGGAAGTCGCTTTCGTACTTGCCATCGAGTGAAACAAACTTACTGCCATCCCATTCAAAAATGACTGATTGCAACTCAGCAGACAGAAAGTCTTTAACAAGAACCATCATTGCTGTGTTCTCTGTATACTTGCGCAGTTCACCAACTGTTTTTGTTCCAGTTGCAGATTCAGTAATTTCTATTGTTAGCATTACTCTTTCTCTTTCTTCTGTGGCGCTGGAATAAATCCAGCATCAGCAACCACCTTTGCTGTTATTTTTGGATATAGTTTTGTTAACTTCTGATTCTTAACTGCAAGAATTACATCTGCTTCAGAAGGATGAACATTTTCCAACAGTTGAATAAACAAAGTTTCTCTACGCAATTTGGAAAGATCTTCTCTGCAAAAGACGTAGAATCTTTTTGTTTCCTGTAAGAAATTAGCAGGACTCATTCCTATTGGTGCAGCATCTCTCTTAAATGGTGGATCGGTATCTGGTAATAGAAACCTCTTCTCCTTGATAAAAGAATGCTCAAAGATAAACTTAAGAACATTGTTACCTTTGTACGTAGTCTTAAGCAACTCTGGATTATCATTAACTTCTGCCAACATCTCAGTAACAAACTTTGTCATTAAAACTCCTCAATTTCGTCAAGTAACAAACGGCAACGATGCTCTATCAAATAGTTCATAACAGACATCTTATCACCTGTGGGTTTATTATTTAGGTAGTGATTAAGAATAGATTCTTTCACGTCTGCGGGGATATGGTCAAATGCAATAAGTTTTGCATTTCTAACCCAGTTACGTTTCTCCTCATCATTACGACATGCAGCAATACCTTTCTGTAAAAACTCTGTGAGACGTTTCGCGCTAACTGGTTTCTGACGCTCGCCTGATACAAATACATCATCTTTGGAAAGAATGTTTGGTATGCCATCGCCAGAGTCACCCTTAACGATATGCTCAATTGTAAAATCCATAATCTCTTGTTTGGATGCCTGGATAAATTTCTTCTGCATAGGTGACCACT